CAATAATCTTAATACAGACGTTCCAGACAATGAATTCCGACTAATCAGATACCAGATAGATTTTATGGCAGAAACTTACCTGCCAAGCCCGATTATTCGTAAGAAAGCAGTTCTTAAGACTATTACAGACTTTGTGGATGCCGTTAATCCAAGCGACGTTCAAGAAGTTCTATTTACAGATACAAATTCAGTAGAGGAGTTAAAGAATTGCTAGAAATTACCAACAAAACTCGTTCCCCCATTCAAATTCTTGTTAAGTCAACTCAAGGCGCTTATAATAAGGAGCAGGGTGGGTGCATCAGCACTACTAGGGCATTTACGTCTTTAAATGTGCCTGGAATTGGGGCTGGTGAAAACAAAGTCACCATTGACGACGAAAAGATCACCGACCAGATTAAGAGGCTTGAAAAAGAAAAACTAATCCAAATTAAGCACGTCTAAAAACATAATCTCCGGCACTATATGCGTGGAAAGTAGACACGAACCGTATATACTTTATAGCATTTTAACGTGTTGGAGATTATATTAAATGGCACAATCTGGATTTCCTGATTCAAACACAATCAGCCCTCAAGTTATTGTTAGGGAGGTGGACAATTCTCTGCTCCCTACGACCACCAACCCGCATAATATAGGGTTAGTAGGTTTCGCATCAAAGGGTCCAATAAACAAGCCCACAGTGGTAACTAGCAGGGCTGATTTGTACACTAAGTTTGGCCACCCATATCCACAATCGGGTGATCCACACATGATTTACGCAGCCGAGATTGTGCTAGAAAATGCCGATTCGGTTACGCTAGTTCGCGTTGCTGATATTAATTCAGTCTCGGGTGAATCTGCCCAAGTCGCTAATGTTACTGTAGCGTCTGCCGGTGGACAGGTCCAAATCCAATCTAACACAGCAGGTTCTTACGTATTTGCATCCGACTCATTCTTCAGATGGCGTCTAAACGGTGTTTTGGCATCTAAAACACTAGTCGCTTTGGCCGGTACTTATACAGTAGCCCAACTAGTGACCACATTAAACGACCAGCTGGTTGCTGCGGATGGTATTCAGTTTTATGCCAATACGTCAAATAAAATTTCGGTTGAAACTACTTTCTCGTTCGGCGTCAGTTCTTCACTAGAACTAGTGTCAGTTAAGAGTGCTATGTATGGTCCTAGTTCTGTTACTGGACTAGGTACCCTAATGACTACAGCATCACTTACTGGTTCTGCAACCAAGTACCCAAATAACGTTTACACTTCCGCTGGTAATTATGACTTTACTGGTCTAACAGGACTAAATCTACTAGTTGTAGTAGACGGAACTAATAGCACTGCCATAGATGGAATCGTACAGGTAATTGACTTTACTTCTTTGGAAGGTCAATCAAATACACTCGGGTCAATCGTAACATTTATCAATAACGAAATCACAGGCGGAACTATCCCTGGCGGCTTTACTGCCAGTGCTGTTAGCAACAGCCTAAAGTTTACTACAAATCACGCTGGTCGCGATGCGGCTATTCTAGTTAAGGCAGCAAGTACTGCTGATACAATTTTCGGCTTAAGCAACACAACCGCTTACGGAACAAGCCCAACTGGCTCATCTAGCGACAACAACACATACACAGATGGTATCGTTACTGGAAGTGCAAATAGCAGCGGCGACGTTACATTCACAATTCAGGCTGATTCGCCTGGTATTGAAGGCAATTTAACATCAGTCGTAATTACAAATAGCAACAGTGGTGACGGCACGTTCTCAATGACTGTCTATACAAATGGCAATCAAGTTGAAGCCTTCGGTAACTTAACTAAAGACTCAACGAGCACATTCTATGTGGGCACTTACCTACAAGAAGTTAGCAATTATATTACTGTTGTTGACAATGTAAATGTCGCCGCGTTGCCGCTTCCTGGCACTTATGCACTATCTGGCGGAACAGACGGTATTCCAGCCGATCCAAGCAATCAAGATATTCTACTAATAGGTGATCCTGCTGCTGGAACTGGACTACAATTATTCAGCGATCCAGATCAGGTTAATGTTGACTTACTAGCAATACCTGGCCACACATCAACATCAATAGCCACAGCATTAATTACTGTCGCTGAAGGTCGTGATGACTGCATGGCCTTTGTTGATCCTCCGTTCGCACTCACATCAACAGAAATCGTACAATGGCAGAACGGTGCTCACCCACTAAATACCGACAGATTTGACAGCAAATCTGCTGCCTTGTTCTATCCTTGGTGCAAGTATGCTGACTTAACAAATGCAGTTGACGTTTGGATTCCACCTTCGGGTCCAGCACTCAGCACTTTTGCATTCTCGGACAATGTTGGTAATGGTCCATGGGATGCTGCGGCAGGTGAAACTAGAGGTTTAGTAAATTCAATTGAAGACGTTTACTCATTCCCATCACTTTCAGAACGAAATGCAATGTATGGTAATCAGAATTGTGTCAATCCTATCATCAACAGAAACGGAATTGGCTTCGCTATATGGGGCAACAAAACCCTTCAACGAAGACCAACTGCTCTAGATAGAATTAATGCAACTCGTATGTTATTCTTCGCTAAGAAGCAAATCCAAGTTCAGGCTGGAGTATTGCTGTTTCAACAGCATGATTCCAAACTTGAAGCTAGATTTACGCTGATAGCGACTGGTATTCTAGAGAATATCAAGTTGCAGTCTGGTATTAGTGCTTATTTCGTTCAGTGTGACAGCACTCTCAATACTCCTGATGTCATTGACAGACATGAGTTACGAGCAAATATCGGAATACAGCCCACCCCGACTGCTGAATTTATTTTCACGACAATTATAGTAGATAGTACAGGTAGTTTCTAATCATTAAAAATTCAGGAGATTAAGTTTTATGGCAGCACTTGGTGTTCCCGGTATGGGAATTGGTCGCCTTGGCGCACCCGATGTAATTCTAACTAGAAAGTTTCGCTTTGAAATGGCGGTACTTACTCCAGGCGGTGGAGTTGTTCCACCTTCATTCGTAAGAATGTCTGGACTACCGTCCATTTCTATGGACGTTCTAGAACTCAACTTTCTAAATGACAAGACATTTACATCTGGTAAGATTACATGGGAGCCAATTACTGTTACTTACCTCAACAGTGCTACAGTTGACGTATTCCCACTATACAACTGGCTCGCATCAGTTTATAACTTTACAAACACAAGCCGTACAATGGGCACGAACAATGCTTCATTCATGGGTTCGGCTATTATCAATCTTTACGATGGTTGCGGCACAATATTGTCTCAATGGACACTAGGAAATTGCTTCCCTGAAGCGATCAACTTCGGCGCCCTTGATTACTCTGATACTGGTCCAGTTGAAATTGAACTTACTATGCGATATAGCAATGTAACTTATCAGTCCTTCTGCCCAGCATTCGTCCCAACAGCCACTTGCAAACCTTGCGGAACATTATAGCCGTTGCAGATTAATGCTACAAAAAGCCCAGAAAATTTTCTGGGCTTTTTTATTGGCTCTATATATTAATACATGTCTACTTCAATGAACATAGGCCCAGTTTTGGGACGGAATGATACTATTGTCAAACGTTCTTTTCGTTGGCTGTTGGAAGTCGGATATGGAGCATCTGACGGCAAAGGAATTAACGGAGTTATAGGAAACTCTGTGAACGTTCTACCTCCTCTATCCAGTTCTCGCCCTAGTCTTTCTTTCAAAGAAGTAGAACTTGAACATGTTAGTGAAACCATATACATGCCTACCAAAGCCCAATGGCAGCCAATTAAGGTAAAGGCCTATGACGTTGCTAGTAACTTGCAGAATAACCTGGTATTTGACTGGGTAGTTCGTTACTATAACTCCCAAAAAGCATCTTACAAATTTATCACAGACAATTTTACTCCGAACTTTAAAAAGAATGCCGCCATTAGTTTATACGACGGGGTAGGATGTTGTATAGAAAGTTGGACTTTAGAGAATTGTTATCCTAAAAATATAGAGTGGGGTGAACTCAGCATGGATAATAACAGCTTCGTCACCATTGATATGGAACTTAGATATGACAGAGCATACGTTTCTGTGTTCAATGAAAATGGAAACATCACTACTGCTGGTAGAGGTTGCTTAGATTATGGAACAGGCGTCCGTTGCGTAAACGGCCGCGAACAAACATAATTATTCTACATTATCTTTAACATCATTGAAGAGTATCTCTTGGCATTTCAGTAGAGCCTCTTCAAGCTGTTTAGATTTCCACTTTAAGATACGGCAGGCTCCACTTTTATTGAGTCTACCCTTTTTAGTATAAACTTTATTTTCGTTCAAAAGAAAGGCCTCAACCAATTCGGAGAAGCCACTTTGTGATAACTTGTGTATTAATTCCTGAACCTCAATAAGGTTTAGGTTTCTGTCTATTTTTGCCATTCTATTCACTCATCTCCTGTGCTATAATCCTGTGACTCCAAACCTCCCTTGTAATAATACTTATTTTTACCTTTTCTCATCACACTCTTATCTTTTAACTTCTGATGTTCTTGATACTTTAACTTTAGTTCGTTGTATCCCTTAGCCGCTCTATAAAGTTGCTTAAAATGATTTGAGATGATCTGTGTAAAAAAACTAAATGCCTTACCTTTTTTAGGGTCAAAATGATGCAATTTTTCAAACCCTATAATTACTCCTTCTTGC